AGAAAACAAATAATTTAAAAATACATTTATCAACTTTTGATAATATTTTAAATAATGATACTTATATTTTATCAAGAAATAAAATATTATTTATCGATTTTCCAGTTATAAAAAAGGTTGATAATCCAATATATATATTAAAACAAAGGTACGTTGATTATTCAATTATAAAAAAAATAGATTTATTAGAGTTTTACTTTATATATATGAAAGATACACTTGAAGAAAATATTATTGAAACATTATACAAAAAAATTTAATTATTTTTAATCTGAAAAATAACTATATCTAGAATATAATTATTTTTAAATTTTTTTATTGTTTATTAATAGTATTATGAAAATTTTTATAAAATATGAAAATAATAAAAAAATATTATTAAATATTTCTAATTTTCAATCTATTCATTCTATTATTTATCAATATTTAGAAAAAATAGATAGAAGTAATGATTTATTAGATGATTATTTTTTAGATTATAATGGAATATATTTAAATAAAGATTATTCACTTGAAAAATATGGTATTATAGATGGAACAGAATTAAATTTAAATAAAAAGAAAAAGGGCGGTAATTTTAATGAATTTTTTAATTTTGCTATGAAAAATCCAATTATTGTAATTATTGTATTTATTATTGTATATATTCCAATAATTTTATTACCTATTGGATTTCTTCCTGCATTATCTGCGTTAATTAAAAGTATTTTAGGTAAAGGTTTAGATGCATTAAGTACTTATTTAGTATGTAAATTAGGAAAAACAACAATTGTAAAAAGACTTAATATGTTTTTAAATTTCTTTAAATATTTTGTTTTTATTTTAATGGTATATGTGATTATTACTTTTCCATTAATATTATTATGCATAACATTAAAAGGACATTCTGTTAAAGATGATCCATTAAAGATGTGCTCGCCATTAAAAGCAGGTAGTTTAGCAGGCGTAATTTTAACTTCTGTATTTTTTATAATATATATCTCACATCGAGGATTTAATTATGTTCTTAGCCCAATAATATATATATTTAAACAGTTTTTTATAACAAACACAATTTTAGTTCCTATTTTAGAAGCAATTGAAAAAATATTTAATAAAATAAAATATATTCCTATTAGATTCATTCCTTTTATTGGATCTGGAATTGGAGCTTATATTGATTTTTTAGAACCATTAGTTGGTATTCTTAAAGAACTTTTTTCAAATATAACAATGGTTGGATGCAAAGCAAAATTAAATTTGGATTTTCTAAAAAAAATAAAACCACCTAATCCATGTGATTTATTAAAGAAATGTGCTTCTGGAAAATATAAAGAGGAAGAAGGCCAACATGATAAAAAAGGTGACAATAATAATAAAAATAATAATTATATTGAACCAAATATAATGTCATCTAATATTGATTATTACTTATTTAAAAAAGAACCTATTCCATTATGTAAAATAGATAAAGATAAGTGTTGTAATCCAGAAAATTTTTTAACAATTGCTGATCAATTATTTAATGTTTTAAATAATAATTTCATAAGCGGATTGTTACAAAATGCTGGTATATTTACACATTATTTATTATTTACTGAATGTTTATTTGATGAAGCAAGATATGGATTAAGTAAAGATTTAGATGATTTATATACAGAGGAAAATATTATTAAAGAAAAACCTAGGATTGAAAAGAAATTATTTGAAATAGATAAAAAAATAGAGGTTATTAATGATCTTGGAGTAGATTATGCAGAAAAAACAGAATCAAATTATGTTCGTGGTAATTCTATATTTAAAACAATTTTTAAAGATTTATTTTTAAATGCGTTTTGTAATATTTTAAGTACTTCTAAATCAAGTTTAGATATAATAGTTCAATTAGGAGATATAAAAGATTTTGCAGACATGTTAAAATCAGGTGCATCAACTGGTGTAATGGTTGGAATTATGTATGTTATTACATTTATTGTTTTATTAATATGTGGTTTATGTGGAGTATTTTAGTAAATTTTTTATATCATTCTTAATTAGAATAAAATAATGCCACAAAATATGGGGAATATAGATTATTCATTTGATACAGGTATTTTTAATAAAGTATTTGTTGCATGTATTGGAATATTTTTAGCATTTTATTATGTAATATCTGCTATTGCAATGGCTTTTATTTTTAATATCAAATGTACAGAATATAAGTATCCATTGGGAAATAAATTAATTGATAATGAAAAAATTACAATGTTTTTTAGTTCGTTAACATTAAACTCTCCGTTTAATATCATGGAGCTTAAAAAAGATGATAAAATAATTGGAAATAAAAAAAAATGTTATATGGGTCTTGCTTTACATTCTTATATTCTTATCGTAATAGCATATATTGTTACATTTATTATTTTAGTGGAAGGATTATTAAGAAATTTATTATTCTCAATTTATGTTAATATTATTCAAGCTAATCCAAATAATAATCCAAATCATAATCCATCATGTGTAAATAAAACAGATATAAATCCAATATCTCCTGTTGTTGCAAATTATTTTAGTATATTCGGAATTTCTTTATTATTCTTATTACCATTTTCAATACCATTTTTGAAATACTTATTTGGATTTGATGAATATGATATAAAAAAAAGTCTATGGTTAAATTATCTTATATTATTTGTAATATTTAGTCCATTTATTATTATTATTTTAGCAAAAGCATCATTTGATAAAAAATTATCTATTTTTCCCGATTTAAAAAAATTTGTTTCAACAAAAGATTATCCTTTTATTAATTATAATATTGAATCTTTCAACTTAAAAATATCTACTTTTATGATTTATTTGTCTATTATTCTTATTTTTGTTATTTTGTTATTTATTTTTATTGATTATCAATTTGAGAAGCCACAACATCGTATATATGCTATATTAGTTTTCATATTTTTCTTTGTAATATTTATTCCTATTTTTTTAATTTACTTTTGTTTTTTAAATGTTTTTAGTGCAAGAGTACCGGGTAATAATTTAAATGATATAAATACAGAAAAACAGATTTATCAAAATGGAGTTAGTAGTTTTTATGAGCTATTAATTAAATATAATTATCCAGGATTTAGAAACTAAAATTTTATGTTGTAATTTTGATTTAAAATAATAATCCTATTATTTTAAATAATATGTGTGGGATTTTTGCATATTTCATTAAAAATAAAGATATAATTAATAAAGATGGATATACTATTGATGAACAAGATTTAGAAAAATATTCTAATAAAATTTCACATAGAGGACCAGATTCATCAGTTTTTAAAAAAATAAACGATTATTTGTATTTTGGATTTCATAGACTTGCAGTAAATGGATTGAATGAAATCAGTAACCAGCCATTTTTTATTAAAAATGTAGTTCTTATTTGTAATGGAGAAATTTATAATTTTAAAGAATTAATTAAAGAATATCATCTTGATATGGATTATCAAACAAATTCAGATTGTGAAATTATACTTCATTTATATAAATTATTAGGTATTGAAGAAACATGTAAAGTTATTGACGGAGAATTTGCTTTTATTTTATATGATATTGAAAAAGATGTTCTTTATTGTGCAAGAGATCAAATTGGAGTTAGATCACTTTATTGGAATAAATTAGATGATGATATTTCATTTTGTAGTGAAATGAAGGGGTTAAAAATTGAAGTAGATAATAACATTGAACAATTTCCAGTTGGATCATATTGGTCTTCAAATGATAATAAAATTATTAAATATTTTCATTATAAATTTTTAAATAATGTAAAATATAGTGATGAGAAAAGAATTATTAATAATATTTATGATATTTTTACAAGAGCTGTTAAAAAAAGACTAATGTCAGACAGAAAAATTGCTTGTTTATTATCAGGTGGTTTAGATAGTACAACAGTTACAGCTATTGTTGCTGGACAATTTCCACCAAATACTGTTAATACTTATTCAATTGGACTTCGAGGTTCAATAGATTTAAAATATGCACAAATAGCTGCTGACTATTTAAAAACAAATCATATATCAATAGAATTATCAAATGAAGAGTTTTTAAATTCAATTGAAAAAACAATTTATCAAATTGAAAGCTATGATACAACAACTGTTAGAGCTTCGGTCGGAAATTATTTAGTTTCATTATTTATCAAAGAAAATACTGATGATACAGTTATATTTTGTGGAGATGTTTCAGATGAAGTATTTGCAAGCTATAGAGGATTTACTTTTGCGCCTAATAATAAAGAACTATATGAAGCAAATGTAAATATGTTAGATAATATTCAATATTTTGATGTTTTGAGATCAGATAAATCTATTGCAGGAGCGGGCCTAGAGGCACGAGTTCCATTTTCTGATCCGGAATTTATTAAATATTGTATGAATATTGATGCATCAGAAAAAAGATTTTCGGAAAAGAAAATAGAAAAATATTTGTTTAGAAAGGCATTTCAACATTTATTGCCTCATGAATTAGCATGGAGAGTAAAAACAGCATTTTCAGATGGAGTTAGTAATCAAGAGAATCCTTGGTATAAGATTGTTCAAGATTATATGGATACGAAATATACAGATGAAGAATATGAAGTCCTTCGAAAAAAATACTCTCATAATCAACCATATGATAAAGAATCATTGTATTATAGAATGGTTTATGAAAAATTTTATCCTAATACAGAAAAAACAATTCCATATTTTTGGAAACAACCATTTACTACTGAAAAAGATCCATCTGCATGGGTTGTCGAAAATAAGGGAACCAAGGTTCCCTTATAAACCCTCCTTTTAACTTATAAACCCTCCTTTTCAGTTATAAACCCTCCTTTTAACTTATAAACCCTCCTTTTCAGTTATAAACCCTCCTTTTCACTTATAAACTCTCCTTCAGGTAATATAAATATTATATTACATGTAAAAAAAATATCTTATATTAATTATATATAATGGCAAAAAAAAGTTATCCATCAAATTCTTTAAAAAAAGTTCAATCCCGTGTAATGAGTGGATTTAAAACTCCAATTTATGGACTTCTCGTTTATTATTTAATAGTAATTGCATATATTAGTGGAATTATACATTATTTAGTAAATTTACGAAACTGTGAATGTTATAAAGATAAAAATAGCAAGAATTATTCTAATTTAACATATCTTATAGTTATTGAATCTATTCTTTTAACTCTAAGTATTTTAGCTGTTATAGGATTAATACCATTAATTATATTACTAAATAAAGGATCAAAATCAGGTGGTTCTATCGGTTCTGGATCATTATATGACTCTTTACGTCAAGGTCAATTATTATTTATGTTATTCTATTTAGTTATCTATGGATTATTCTTATTTTATGTTTTCCGTCTTTATGAAAATGTAAATATTAGCTGCCCTTGCACTCAATCTTGGTTAAGATATTTATTATATATTCAAACTCTATTTATATTTATTGGTGTTATTATGAATGTGCTTGCTTTTTTCCAATAAAGGGAACCTAATGGCTTCGCACATCCTTAGACCCTCCTATTCAAAGGGAACCTAGTGGCTTCACACACCCTTCTAAACCCTCCTATTTAGAGTTAACCAAGTGGCTTAGAGTGAACATATTGTCTTATCTCACTCTTCTAAACCCTCATATTTGATCAAATATATATAATATTTTCTCCAATAAAAAATATTATATAAATATAATAGTATGTCAAATTCTATCAATTTAAATAGTAATCGATTTAATAAAAATCAAACCTATAGTAATAAAGGAACAAATTATATTTTTCAGTCTCAAAATAGATTAACATTAGGAAATAATGAAAAAATATGTCTCACAAATAAATGTGCTTCATTACGTACATGTTGTAGAAATCAATATAAATTTCAACAATATGTTCAAGGCCAACAAGATTTATATGCTTTAATGAGAAGATTTCCTGAAAGATTTCCTATTATTACAACTTCACAAAATGAAAATTTAACTCCTGGGCAACAAAGACAAATGAGTAATAACTGGTATAGACAATTTGGAACATCACAAGCCATGCCAGTAAATGATAATTGGGGAGGATTTTATGTTGTTGGTAGTGAAGTACCTTATACAGGTTAATATATTTTACTTATGTATATATTGATTATTATATTCATCTCCGTAATCAATTAGTAATTCTTCTCCTTTTTTTATATTCCTAGAACATATATATAAAACTCGTGGATATTTATTAATATAAGACACATTTGCAATTAAATTTGGAGAATCAGAAATATTTATATATGAATTTACATATTTTAATTCATTGCTATTTTTTTCACCATCTATAACAAAATTATCAACTAAATTAAATATATATAAGTTATTATCACTTATTTTATCAATATGTTTAATAACTCCTGTATATTCACCAATAATATCGTATTGCTCAAAATTTTTTGTTGCAAAAACTCCTTTTTCCCCTTCTAATAAATGACCTTTTGGTAAAACACGGACTTCAATACCTTCTATTGAAGAATGATTTTTTTCAAATTTATGTTTATTTTTAATAAAATTCCAATCATTTTCACATAAATAATTTTCAATATTTGAAAATAATTCTATACTGTAATTATTATATTTATAAATACTATAATTTAGTATCAATATTAAAACTAATAAAACAAATATAATAATAATATTTTTCATATTATTATTATTATTAAACATAATTATTTTTTATGAATAATGATTTATATTTTTTAATATCAGATTATAAATAAAAATTAAAAATAACATAAATAAAATAATATATAATGTATTATCTAGTTTAATATAAATAGCTGAGTAAATAGATCCAATTATTAAACCTGCAAATACTTGTTTAAGAGAATGCATTTTTGATAACAATCTTTGTAACATAGTTAAAAAAATAATGATAAAAACAAAGTATATAGAAATATATTTTTTATACCATAATAATAAAGAAACAACAGTTGCTGTTTCTGTATGACCAGATGGCATACCATAACATTTGTAACTATCATCATTTTTACATTCTATTTTAGGTCGTTTATCATTATAGAATTCATGTTTAAAAATATTTTTTTCAAGAGGATTTAAAACAATATAATGATATAATCCAATTAATATTATAAGTAATAAAAAAATATGATTATATTTCATATATATTATATAATAAAATATTTATTTTTCATCTGATTTTTTTATTTTATTTTTACTTTTATAGTTTTCATTGCTATCTTTTATAGATTTAATAATTTTTGCTTTTTTACCACTATATTTTAATTTTTTCTTTTTTAATGATAATTTATTTTCTAAATCATCATCTTCATCACTTGAAAATGATAAATAATTTTTTTCTTCTTTCTCACTTTCAGATTCATCATAATAAGAATCATGTTGATTTAATTGTTGATTATCACTTATTTTAGAATCATTTTCTTGTTCTTTATTTACTGAACCAATATTTTTTTTTGCGGTATCCATTATTTCTTCATGTTTTATTAAATCTTCTTTTTTATGTTTAATAAAATCTAAGAAATAAAATATTTTATTTATAGTTGATTCTTTAACATTTATTAAATTAATAAATACACCATTTGAATTTTCAGTATAGCTACATTTATCTTCTTTAATAATATTTAATATTTCACGATACTCTAAATTAGATAAATTCTTTGCTACTTCAATTAACTTTTTTTTTTTCATAAATAATTCATCATTTATAGGTTTATCAACATCATGAAAATGTAAAATATCATATTCACTTGAGTATTTTTCTAAATTCATTTGATTCTTTTAAAGAAATCAATATATTTTTTTATTTTTTTATACGACATAGATAAAAAAATGGGAGATAAAGAAGACTTATAAATAAAAAGAACAGAATGGGTAAGATGGAATAGGAGGAGTAAGGATGTGCGTAGCTAATAGGTTCCCTCTGATTGAATAGAAGGGATTTAAATCATTGATTTAAAATAGGACATAAAATATTCATGTAATTCTACTTCATCTATTTCGTATTCATACCATATTTTTGGCGATATATCAAAATATTTTATACGTGGTAGTGAATTAAACATATTATAAAATGTATTTTGTGAAATTCTATCATTGTGTTTCATTTCATAAAATATATTATTTTTATACTCATAAATATATTCATCAGCATATTTGTATATTATTTTTTTAATTTCTGATAAATCATTAGCATATCCATATATTTCATCCTTGTGTTTTTCTTTTTGTTCTTTAGTAGAGTAAATAATTTTGAAAGGATACATTAATAATTAATATTTTATATTAAAATATGTCCCATTTTAATTTTTAAAGAGTGTAAAAGGAATAAGAGGGATTTAAAAAAACAGAATGGGTAAGATGGAATAGGAGAGGGTAAGGGTGCGCGAAGCCAGTAGGTTCCCCCTAGTATTCATCATCTTCTTCTTCCTCTTCTTCTTCGTCAAAATCATCAATTTCAATATCATCTGCTTCTAAATTATCTTCTGGGCTTTTAAATTCAATATCCTCATTATTTTCTTCTTCATCTTCATCCATATCTTCATCTTCATCCATTTCTTCTTCTTCAGATTCTATTTCTTCTTCTTCAAAATCAGGGGTATCATATTCTTGAACTTTATCAAATTCAATTGGAGTTAAATCACTTGATATAATATCTTTCTTAATAACCTTCTTTTCTTTTTTCTCATTTTCCGACCATAATTTTGCAATAATTTTTATTTCTGTATCATTTAAAGAAAATTTTTTAGCAATAACTTCAACTTTTACTATATCACCTTCTTTTATATTATTAATTTCTTCTTCAGTATCATGAAATTGTTTTCCAACAATAATTGTAATTGGTCCATTATTTCCTAAGAGACCAAGTTTATTAACAAACCGCACTTTACAATCAATAATATTTCCCACAACTGGGTTACATATTTCTGCTGTATATGCAATATTATAAGTAATATCTCCAGTAAATCTACTTCCTAAAAGCATTCCAATACCTTTTTTAATAATTTTAGTTGTGTCAGGTTTAATATATCCTTCATCAACACATTTTCCTTCAATTTTCTTTTTTAAAACAGTGTTAATATATTCATCAATATTTTCATCCAAATGTTTAGATTGAACTAAAAGTTTTTTAGTTAATACGGTATTAAAATAGATATTGTCCATATTATATTATAATAATCTATATTTTAATTCTTAAATTAAAAATATCATTTTTTTTTAATTGTTAAAAAAATGGAATTTAAAGATTAATTATACTTATTAAGTAATAATGTATCCGTCATATTCTTCATATTTAAATAACTTACATTTTTTTAATATTGAAGAATATAAAGAATCTGTTTCTCTTACTGATTCTTATGCATCTCTTATAAATTTTATAAATTTTTATAAAGAGATTGAAAATGAAGATTTAAAAAAACCTATTTTTAGTCAAACAACAAAATTTAAAAAGAATATAAATGTTACAAATAATTATAAATATCTAAAAATAGCTAGAGATAAAGATAAAAATGATATTATTGATAAAAATGAAAGTGTATTTTTATTTAAAAATCCAGTTGAAGATAATGAAAAAATTTCAGTAACTATAAAATCATATTTAAATAAGATAAGTACAGATACTTATAAAAAAGTTAGTTTTGATTTAATTAATGAGTTAATTGAAATTAAAAATGAAAATCTTTTTGATATTATATCCTATGAAATAATAAACAAATGTTTACATGATCATAAATATAGAAATTTATATATAAATATTTGTTCTAAAATTTGGGTAAATAAACAAATGCACTATAATTTAATTGAAATAGTTTTAAAAAATAGTAATTATTATTGGAAATTATTAAAAGAAAATAGTGAATATAATGGACCATTTACATCAGAAATGCAAGCTAAAAATGATGCCTATGATAAATTAAATTTTAAAAAATTTTTTATAAATTATATACAAAAATTATATATAAATAAGGATACTATTACTGAAAATTTAGATGATGATGAATTTTTTTTAAAGAAAAAAAAGATTTTATTAATTATTGAACTTATTTCTATTTTATATTTGGATAAATATATTAAACATGATATTATTCATATTGTGATAATTGATCTTCTTCATTTAAATAATTTTAAAAAAATAGAAGATATAGAATATGAAGAATTATATACATTATTTAAATTAATTAAAGGAAAAAGTAAAAATACAGAATATTTATTCGATAATAAGATAATTATAAATGAATATATTAATATTATTAAAAAAACATTAGAACATAATGAAATTTCAAAAAGATCACAATTTTTTTTGAATGATATAATTGATATGTTATCAGAAAAAAAAAATAAAAATGAAGAATTTCAATTTAAGGAAAAAGAAAAAAAAGAAAACAAAGAAAACAAAGAAAACAAAGAAAATGACAATATAATAAATTTAATCCCTAAACATATTGAATCATTAATTAATAGTAAAAAGTTTGATGAAAATATATTAAAAACATTAAATAACGTAAGTATAGAAGAATATTTATTTAATTATATTGATAAATTAATTAATAATATTGATGATATTAAATTAGATATACCAGATATTCTAGATAAGTTAGTTAATTTAGTAAATAGTTTTACTTTTTCATCAAATAAGAAAGAAGAAACTTTAAATAAGTTAAAAAATATTGAGTTTGATTCTGATGAAGAAGAAGATAATGAAGATTCAGATGAAGAGGAATCATCATTTTCAATGAGGTAATACAATTTTTAATAAATAATAAAAATATATTTTATTATAAGAATATATTTTTATAAGCATATATTATGTTCCAATTTGAAGTTTTTTTATTTTCTACATGTATATTTTTTAGTTATTTTTTGTATACAAAAACTTCTATTTCCTATTTATGCAAGAGATTATTATATTTTCTTGGTTATACAAATAATATAGATAACTCTTTAATTGAAAAACTTCCATCAAAATTAATTATTATTAGTAGTCATACTTCTTCTTACGACTTTTTAATTGGATTAATCATTTATTATGGTTATCTTAGACAAAAATATGATTCATATATTTTAATGAAAGAAGAATTTGAACAAATATGTAGTCCAATATTATCTTTAATCGATAATAAATTTAAATTAATAAAAGTCGATCGTGAAAATGATAGAGTTACAGATAAAATATGTTATAATTTAGAAAATAAAAATAATTATATTATATTTTTAGCACCAGAGGGTACGAGAAAATGCACGGAACATTTGCGAAAAGGTTATTGGTTTATATCTAAAAAATTAGATGTAGATATTGTTTATCTTGGAATTGATTTTAATTCAAAGAAAATTATATTTGAAAAGAATAGAAAAGCAGGGGGAAATTGGTATGAAGAAAAAAAAGAGTTTATTAATTCTTGTTTAAAATATATACCATTATATCCGGAAAGATGTTTTTGGACAAAGGATTTTTATAAGGGGTCTCTTTAGAGGGAAATAAAAAAATAATTCAATTTCATATGATAGAATAAGAAGGTAATATAGAATAGAAGGGTAAGATGGAATAGGAGGGGGTAAGGGTGCGCGAAGCCAGTAGGTTCCCTCTATTTGTGAACAATTAATTTTTGATTTATTTTTTGAAATCTATTTTGTATTATTTCATCACGTTGCTGTAAATGTTTCATTCTAAGGTTATCATCTTCCATTCTTTTTCGTTCCATTAATTCATATCTTTGTTTATCTTCTGCTGATGCAGAATAAGATATTCTTGATCTTTCATTTTCTAATTGATCAACAGAGTTATAAGTATTATATTTTACAGTATTTGCATCAATTAATAAATTTTCATCAAAATGAGCTTTTTTATAATCAGTATATGATAAATTATTACTATTAGAATAACCAAAATCATTTAATTTATCTACACCTAATTCATATGGATTCATTCCAGTTGATAAATTTAGAGCATCTGGTTCCCGATATTCAATAATATCTTGTGATCTTTTTGTTTTTTTAATATCATCAAAATGAGAATTAAATATATCTTTATTAAAAGATTTACCAAATACTGGTTCTTTATTATTTTCTAATTTATTTCCTCCTTCTGCTTTCATTAAATCTGCATATCCATTATCAAAAGAATCAGGCACTTTATATTTATCAAATATTTTATTAAACTGATTTATATCAAATTTATCTTTTGATATATATATATTTTCAACACTTTCATTTATATTATCTTCGTAATCTACATTTTCAACTTTTTTACTAGTTTTAACTTCTAATTCAATATTATCTTCTGCTTTTTTTAATAAATAAATATAGGATTGTGTTATAATTTGAAATAATTCTACATATTTATCACCTGCTTTATCAGGATGATATTTAAGAGCCATTTTTTTATAACCCCTTTTAATTTCATTTATATCTAAACTATCTTGTTCAATTTGTAATATATTCCATGGATTATATTTTTCCTCAAATTTTTTTGTTTGTTCTTCTATAAATTTATATTTATCTTTTTTAGTTTCATCAAATTTTTCTCTTCTTTTTTTTTCTTCTACATCTTCGTCTTCAACTGTTTTTTTAAATTTTCCTATTTCTTCATTAAAATTATATGGAGTAAATTTAATATTATCTAAAGTTGGTTTACTTGCATATATATCAGTATTAGAATTAGTTGGATAGCTAAATACGTTATTAGTATTATTTTTTTCTATAAATAAATTATTTATATTTCTTTCAATTACTAATTCATTATGTGATCTTTTATTAGTAAATTCAGGTTGAGGAGGAAGAATAGGATTAGAAAATATAGGTTTTTGAGGTGGTTGAAGAGGATTATTATAATCTAGAATTTTATTAGAAAAATCATTTATTATATCTTTATTTCTTTTTGGAGGCGGGCTTCTATTTATACTTTTTTTATTTACTTCTCCTGTATTTCTTTTATCTTTTTTTTTAGATTGTGCAGGAACAGATTCTTGGTTTCCCATTTATATATTATAATATTTATTTATTATATATTTTACTTATTATCACATGTTTTACATATTTCAACCCTTAATTTATCAAAAATATTTTCATTTTTAATAAAAACATATAATTCTACATTTACTTTTTGATATAAATTATATTTTTTTATTTCATTATCAATTGAATATTCTATATGTGTTTCATCTAATGAAACTATATTTACAATTTTTTCTAATTTATTTGGAATAATAACTATTTTTTCTTCTAAATTTAAATTCGGTATATAAATTGTTAATTTTTGTTTTCCTATTTTAATTATATATCCATATTCAGTTATTTTTTCTTCTTTATTAATTGAAAATATATATTCCATTCTTTTAACACTTCGATAAAATTTTTTACTATTTTTATTAAATAAATTAATTTTATTTATTACTTCCTTTTCAACTGATGAAACTATATTTCTTAATAACAAATGAGTATAAAAGTCAACAGATCTTCTAATTGGTGATGTCACATGTGTATAATACTCTTCATTTAATTTAGAATGTGTTTGAATAATTTTTCCTGATTCATCATAAATATCATATAAAGCAGAAGATTCAGTCTTATATTTTAAATATTGTTTTATTTTTTCTGTATCTTTCTCAAAGTTATAATTATTTTCATCATTATTAATATTAATATGTTTTCTCAAAATAACTTTTTCTTTCTTTTCAATCAAATAGTTTGCTACTTTTTGATTTGTAAAAATCATCCATTTTTCAACTAATATATGAGAATCATTTACTAATTCATCATTAAAATATAATTTACTGAAATTTACAAATTCTAAAAAGTTATGCTTAGAATTATTAAATTCTTCATATGTAAAATTCTTTATATTTTTAACAATAGTTTCTTTTATTTCAAAATTAATTATATTATTAATTGCACTTTTATCAAATTTGAAAATAAATGATAATGCATATCTATTTGTATTTTCTATTAATGATACCAGATTATCTGAATAAATATTTGGTAACATATTGTATTTTCTATCAGGTAAATATATTGTTGATACTCTATTAAAAATAGTATTTATATCTTTTTCAAAAAATATAGTTGGAGATGCTATATGAATTCCAACTTCATAATAATTTTCTGTTTCATTATAGTGAAATGCATCATCTATATCTTTTGAACCAATTTGATCAATAGAAAATATTTTATAATCTTCTATTTGATTATTTATTTTTTCTATTTTTTCTTTGTCCTTTTTTATTTGTGTATTATCTATTTTCCATATTTTATTATGTATTTTATAATATATTCGAAGATGTTCATATTCTGTTTCTTTATTTCCTAATTCACCAATTATATCGTGTAATATTCCAATTGGAAACTTATCAATTATATCCCATTTTTTAAATTGAATTGTTACATATATTTTTTTGGTATGATTTTTATTATATGGAACATAAAAATTAGGATAAGACTTATTTGATGGTTTAAATAAATAAAGTGGTCTATTTTCCAAAATTCCATATTTTGTTTTTGAGTCTAAATATAGAATTCCAACAATTATATTTTGGGTTCTTTCTTTTACATTAATAACTTTATTTTTATCATTTACATAAACAATATCTCCTATAATTGCTCTATTATTTATAATAGACTCTATATTTTCTTCTTTTATTTCAAGTATTGTGTTAACACTATTTGAAATATTATCTAAATTAACATATTCTTCAAAATATTTCATTTGATATTATTTTCAAATAATATCAAATCTTGATTTTTCTTTTAAAATCATTTTTTTTTAAATTTTTAATTAATTAAATTTTTATTTTTTTACTTTTGTTGATTTTTCTTCCTCAGAAGAGCTTTTTCTTTGAGACTTAACAAATAATTCTGCATAATCAGCAATTCTAGTAATTTCTTTTCTAATTCCTTTAAGATTCTCTAATGACTTATTTACACCAATTAACTCAGTATGAAGAAGACTAATATATTCAAGAATATTATTTCCTTGAGCATCTTCTAATAGAGTGCAAATTCCTTTATAAATTTCATTTTCTGAAAGATCAATTGGAATTTGATTACCATATTCAGAGTTAGTATATTCTTCACCTTCCTCCTCACCGTCCTCCTCACCGTCCTCTTCATCTTCCTCTTCTTCATCATCCTCATCATTAGTTTCTAGTTTTGTTTGAGTCTGAGTTGGAACCTGTGTTGGAACCTGAGTTTGGATTTGAGTCTTAGTTTTAGTTTTTTTTTCTACTGATTCTTTTGTTTCCGACATATTATAAAACATATTCGAAATATCTTTTTAAATAGTATATAATCTAAATAATATAATTAATAATAATATCATTATTTTATATTTTTGTAAAAAAATTAAAAAGCTATCATAAATATTAAATAAATATTCTTTTTTATTATCTACAGTAGAAGAAGATGAAATTTCTTCTATATCTTCTATATTAGAAAAATTTTTATTTTTATTTTTTATTCTAGTAATAACAATTTCTATCATATTATAAAAAATTAAAAAAACCAATCTATTAAAACTTTAATATAAAAAGAAATAATTGCAATTATCATAATTAATATAGATAAGTAAATTGCTTTTTTCTTCTTATTTTTTGTATTTTGCAAATCAAATATTGTAGGTTTAAATGTATATAGAATTCCGATAAATACAATATATAAAAGGAGTATATATTTTAAATCTAAATTCATTATTACTAACTATAATTTAGATTTAATTTTTTTTAATTTGTCTAATTTTTTTCGGTTATATAATTAAATGTATAAAATATTATTTTTAATAATTATTTTCTTTATTATTTTTTATATTGTGAATAATAAAATATTAGTTAATAAAGAACATTATTTGACTTTCTATCTTCCCTTTTATAACCCAAATCTGAATAATATAACTAACTTTTATTTGAATGATGATAATAATAAAAACTATTTAAAAAAAAAATTTAATTATGATCCTCTTTATATTACTTCAACACAATCAAATAGTGATTTTGTAAAAGTTATATTAAGTAACTTTATTTCAAATAGTAATTTAATGAATGCAAAATATATTATGAATGATAATGAATTAGAATCAATTGAAAATCTTAATAATAATATAATTAATCTTTCAATAAATAATATAACTAATTTAAATTATTATTCTCAAATTTTAAATAAAGATATAGATAATATAAAATTAGTTACTAATTTGTATAAAGAATATATATATTTTATTACTAAAAATAAATATAATGTTCAGTTTATCAGTAATATACTACTTAGTTTTAAAATTGGTATTATAAATAATCCAGATAGTATGTTTTTTTATTATAAAATATTATTAAAAACATTAAGTTTAAAAGAAAATCAAGACTATCATCCAGTTTTTTATAAAAATCAAAAAGAATTATTTTCTGCTTTTGTAAAAGATGAATGTAATTTAATTATATTTTTTGATACATTCCCAAGTAAATCTTTATCTAATTTAATTGATACAAATGTGGGTGAACAAATTATTTTATTACCATTTAAAATAAATAATGAAGATGTATTTCTAAAGAAAAATTATTTTATTCAAAGTGATTATATTGATTTAAATAAATTATCAAAATCATATTTGCCTAAAAAATTTTCGGATTTTACTTATACAAAATTTAGACCATTTTTTAAGTGTTGTTATATTAAAAAAATTTTATTAACTAATAACGATGCAAATGAAAAATATGTATATAATCTAATTAAATTTTTATATGAAACATATAGAGAATTAAATATAGACCATGAAGAATATAAAATTGATTCTATTGATATTGATACTAAAACAACTCAAATTATACATTATCACCCTTCTGTATTGAAATATTTTAAAGAAAAAGGGTATATTACATTTAATGATAATCCTAATTGTGGAATATTAACAGGTAAAATGGAATGTAATAATAAAAATTTAGCAAACAATAATTTATAATTGAACTGTTTTATTTGATTTATTGAAAAAAAGTAACTATACTTTTTAGAATACATTGTAAAAAGTAACTATACTTTTTAGAATACCTAATTTATTGTAAATTATTATTTTTTATTAACTTAAAAAAAACTTATATAGTATAATATTAGTATAAATGGAATTAGAATTAAATATATTCAATAAACTAGTTTCCTTTCTTTCTAAATCTAAACAGAATGATAATTATGAGTTAGAAATTAGATTTTGGGATGATATTAATAAAAAGAAAAATTTATCAGAAGAGATATATAAAAAAATTTTTGAAAAAATGACTTATTCCAAAACTAATAATGGCCTTGGATTTAAGTATGATTTAGAAAATACATTAGATATATTTCTTGATAAAGGAAATAAAAATAATAATAACAATATTAGACTTAGCGTAAATAATATAAATGATATTAAAAAATATTGGTTAGATTCTAATATTAATAAAGTAGACCACAATATTATTGAAAAAGAAAAAATAGATTTTATAGATGATTCAAATTATAATTTAAGAATTTCTTTAACAAATGAGTTACCTAAAAATGCTGCTTTAGAGAAAAATATAAATCTATTATTATCAGATAGTTTTCAAAAATATTATCGTTTGAAAAATAGATATTCTATTAAAACTGATGATGGATTATTTAAAATTGATTTAACAAGTATTAAATCAGGTTCAGGTAAAACTTTTAGAGAATCTAATACTCTTAAAGCTATTCCTAGTTATGAAGTTGAAATAGAATTTATTGGTAAAAAATCTGAATTACAAGATAAAGAAATTGCAACAAAGATTGTTTATTATTCAAATATAATTGTAAAACTTATTCAAAATAATGATATTTTATTAAAGAGTTCATTAAAGAAATTAGTTATAGAAAATTATAAGAAGCTTGCAAAAATAACATTTGATAATTATTTTATTGCTGCTAGTCCTGTAACTATTCATCGAGAAAATTTAATTAAAAACAGTAATATTAAAAATATTTATGATAGATATGCTGTAACATTAAAAGCTGATGGTGAAAGATATTTTTTAATTGTTATTGAATCGCAAAATCAAGAAGAAAATGGTAAAATTTTTATTTTTAACAATAATTTTAATGTTATTGATACTGGGTTAAAAGATGTGACATGGAAAAATACTTTAATTGAAGGAGAATATATAGATAATACAAATTCTAAAAAAGATTTTTTTATGTATGATATTTTATTTTCAAAGGGAGAAGATGTTAGAAGGCAACATCTAATTAATTTTCAAAAAGAGAAAACTTATCCTTCTAGACTTGAAAATTTAGATTTATTTTTTAAGAGTAATACTAGAATTGTTTCATCCCCAGTTAAAGATAAATTTATTGAACTTAAAAAGAAACCATATCAATTTTCAGTTAGAAGTGATGGAACAGATATCTTTCAAAAAATTAAGGATATATGGGAAACTAGAAAATATAATATTTTTAATGTTGATGGAATAATTTTTGTTCCTATTAGAGAATATTATCCTTTGAAAAAAGGTTCTTGGCAATCATTATTTAAGTGGAAACCTCCTACATTAAATACTATTGATTTTTTAATTAAGTTTAATAGAGATGAATATCAAAAAGAGATTAAAAGTCCTTATATTGAAATTATTAAAAGACCTGATGGAAAAGAAGAAACATTATTAAGACAATATAAAACTGCACGATTATATGTAGGTGGAAGAAAGACAGTGTATAGTAATGGAGGAAATAATGGTAACGGTGGAAATATAGGAAATACCAAGAAAATGAATTATGAAACTGTGCCCAAATTGTTTAATCCTTTTCAATTAGATGAAAAAAATAGTGATTTATTTAATACTGTTAAATTAATTATTGATGATAATGAAAAAATATTTGCAACTGATCCTATTACTGGTGAAAAAATAGAAGTAGATGATGATACTATTATAGAATTTGCATATGATGAAACAAAAGAAGAAGGATTTCAATGGATACCTTGCAGATTTAGAAAGGACAAGACAAATTTATATAAAGGCGGAGAAAAAATATTTGGAAATGCAGAAATGGTTGCAAATGATATTTTCCGATCCATTAAGAATCCAGTTACAGAAGAAATGATAACTACTGGTATTGTTCCTATTGAAGAGAAAAAGGAAGATAATTTAGGGAAACCATATTTTGCTGAATTGGGTCAAAACGAAAATGTTGGCAAAAGAGAGCGTTTTCCTTACCAGAACTTCCATAATTTCTTTATTAAATATCAATTGTATTATTTATCATCACCTGCTCATATTACAGAATATAAGAATGGGACTATTGGTAAATTATTTGATTTGTGCTGTGGTAAAGGTGTAGATATTAATAAAATAAAAAAGGCGAAATATGCAGAGGTTTTTGGAATGGATATTGACTTAAGTAATATTAAATTTGCTCAAAATTATTATAATAAGATTGTTCCTATGCCTAAACCAAAGGCTTATTATGTTCGAGGAGATTCAGGAAAATTAATTTGGCCAGAACAAGCTTGTTCTAAGACGGAAGGTGAAAAATTATTTATTCAAAAACACATTCCAACGAAATATTATTTTGATACTATTAGCTTAATGTTTTGTATTCACTATTTATTTGAAGATGAGATTAAGTTGCGAACATTATTACAAAATTTAAATGATAATTTAAAGATTGGAGGATTTGTTGTAGGAACAACTTTTGATGGAGGACGAATATATGAACAATTAAAAACAGTAGATAGTATAGAAGGAAAAACTTTTTCAGGGGAAACTATGTGGAAGATAGATAAAAAATATGGAAATGGAAAGTTTTTAATGACTGAAAAGAGAGCCAATTATGGAAAAAAGATTGATGTTTATGTAAAAACAATTGGACAAGTTCATTCAGAATTCTTAGTAAATTTTGCCTATTTAGATAAAATTATGCAAGAATATGGATTCTCATTAGTAATGCGAAAACCATTTGAAGAGTTTTATAAAGAATTAATGGAAGGCACTAATTTATTAGATTTAGATAGTAAAGAATTAGCAATGGATAAGAGTTCTGCGGAAAGCATGTCAGAGGAAGAAAAGAGATTTAGTTTTTTAAGTAGTGGTTTTATGTATAAGAAGGAAAAGAATAGTTCGGATTCTTTGTTTAAGAAATTGGTAGAATTAATGGAAAAGAAGGCGGTTGTTAAAAAGATGGATGGTGTTGAAAAAGTAGATGCAGATACTGAACATTTAATAGAATATACGGAAGATGAGTTCTAAATAGCGAGAGAACAACATGAATTAGTTATAAATAAATTTTGATCTAATAATTGAAAGAAGGAGTCTCTACTTTACAGATAGTTACCGGTTTGCCATTTTGTATTGTAACATAATGTCCATTTACAATATAAATGGCATTTGACCTTTTTAATGGCGTTTTTTTGACAACTTTTCTCTTTGCCAAGTCATAATCAGGGGATATCAACAATGGATGTAGTGCGATAAAAGTTTGTGCACTAGAAGAATAAATCCCAATATTGCGACATGACATTTTTGGTTTATTTTTATTACTAGTTTTATTTTTCTTTAAAAATTTTCCATCATTTTTTTTATTTAAAAACATTTTACTATTTCTAATTATGAACTTCTATTTAGAAATAGATCCTACAAAACATACTTTTCCAGAAGATTTATCTATATGTGGTATTGAAAAAGAAAAGAATTTATTGTTTATTAAATATTATAAACATGTTAGTGTTGAAAAAGAAAAGATAGACCAATTAGAAAATTCGGATAATTGGGATAAAATGAAGAAAATAGGAAATCCATATGAACTAATCTATACAAATTATAATAAAAAGAAAAAAAATGATAGTATTAGTAAATATATTCCTATAAGTCGGTCATATTTTAAAATGTGGGAAATATTTCATAATTTCCAGTTATTTTCCCGATTTTCAAAAACTGAAAATTATGTATTTGGTCATTTAGCAGAAGGACCAGGAGGATTTATGGAAGCCAGTTATAATTATCGGAAGAATTTAGGAAATAATAATAGTGTAGGAAATGATGTATTTTTTGGAATAACATTAAAACCAAGTAGTGATTTTATTCCGGATTGGAATAAGATGAAAAAAATATTTCATAATAATTCTAATATTAAAATTGATTATGGAAATTTGTATGTAATGAATGATATTAAAAATTATTTAGAGAATTTTAAATATAGAAAGGCTCATTTAGTAACGGCAGACGGAGGATTTGATTATTCCAGTGATTTTAATGGTCAGGAAGTAAATTCTTGTCAAATCATTTATTCTGAATGTATTGTTGCATTAAATATATTGCGAGAAAACGGATGTTTTGTTTGTAAAGTATTTGATTTATTTAGTATTACAATGATTCAAATATTGTATATTTTATCATACTCTTTTGAAAATATTCATATTTATAAACCAGATACTAGTAGACCAGCAAATTCGGAGAAATATTTGGTTTGTATGCATTATAAAAATAATTTAACAGATAAAATGAAAAAGGATTTATTAAATGTAATTGGGGCATGGTCGATGAAAAATGAAACACTGAGTGAAAAGGAATCAATCCGGTTTAAAAATATGAAAATTGATAATTCATTTGTTAAAAAAATAAATGATTATAATTTGAAATATATTGATAATCAGATGTATTATTTGAATAAGACGATTGAAATTGCGCAAAATAAAATAGATAAAGATAAGTATTATGATATTATTCAGAATCAGGTAAATAATGCGGTGGATTGGTGTAATAAATATGGTGTTGAAATTAATACTAATAGTATTTATTACAAAAAGCAGGGAACCAAGGTTCCCCAATAAGGGAACCTAGGGTTCCCTTATAAACCCTCCTATTCCATCAAAGGGAATCTAGTTGTTTCTTGCACTTTTATAATTTCATGATTTATAATTTCATGATTTATAATTTCATGATTTATAATTTCATGATTTATAATTTTATTTTCTTTATATAATATATAAAGAAAATGCGGGGGGGGGCTAAAATGTCAACCGAAAATGTAATGATGATTATAATCATTGTTTTAATTGTAATTATTGTTGTTTATTGGTTATATAACTCAATGAAGATTGAGTCTTTTGCTCAGATTGATGATTGTTATCTTAATTGTGATAATATAAGGAGGGTCTGTTATAATGAAAAACCAGTTAACTATTCTTGTAATCCTAATTCAAACAATTGTAAACAAGCTTGTAGGGTAAAGTATAATGATGATAGCGATAAATCAAAAGAATGTTATAATAGTTTATATAATTGTATAAAAAAAAGTAAGAATGAAGTTGAAGTATCTAATTGTGTAATTGATAATAAACAAAATACTTGTAAAGTAATTCCTAATAAAAATTTAGCAGATGCTATCGCACTTCAAAAATCATCATATGACTCGTATCTTAAAATTTATACTCCATGTAATCAGGCTTGTAGTATGGTTAATACTGATTGTTACATGGAGAAACAGAATAATCAGGATAAAAATATTAAAGAATGCTACAATAAAAGTAGTGTTTGTATAAATTTATGTAATAAAAATAAATTATCATAAAATCAAATTCTAAAAAAATTTTTGATTTAATTAATACAGCGCACTCCGAAGAACTTCCGTCATCAAATATTTCAGAAAGGACAAATAAAAAGACATTTTTCAGATTGTAAAACTTTGTCTAAAAAATTATTATATAGATATAAATTATAAAATGAAAATAGTTCTGATTATAATTATAGTTTTACTTTTAATTTATCTATTTTATATTCTGGATAAAACAAAAACTTATGAAAACTACGCCGAAATAGATAGTATAAAGGATTTAAAAAATATGTTAAATGAATATAAAACATATGTTATCATGGGAATTCAAAATGCAAAAAAAATAAGTTATGAAAAAGCAACAACTATTTTTAATGATCTTGTCTCAGCAGAAAACCCAGCTAAATATTTTCAAAAAAATATTCCAGAAATTAATGTTAATTCATTACCCAGCTCTTTTAATTCTTTACACCTTTTCTCATTTAAAACGCCCATTTTAAATGAGTATCTTATAAATAATTCTTCTTGATTTTTCGTGTATTATTTTTCTTGGATACATATTTTTCTGGTCTTTCATATGTCCCTTTAATTATATTTCTGTATTTTTCTTTTGGTATTTCTCTTATTACCTTTGTTATATTTTCCTTTAAGGCAATATGAGTTAATCCATCTAATTTTTGTAATCTGGATTTCAACATACTAAAGTAATTTTCAATAGAATTTGTAAAATGTTGATATGGAACAGTATATAATAAATGGTTTTCTTTATTTATTATTTCTTTTACTTTTGGATTTCTATGACTACTCGCATTATCCAAAACAATTAATTTATTTTTGTATTTTCCTGAAATATGTGTTTGTATAAATTCTACCATTCTATCAGAATTTATTCCACTTTTTTCATATAAATCCCAACCAACCATTCCATCAAAAGAAATAGCAAA